CAGTTGAACCTTTATATCTTCCAAATGTTGAAGAATATGGGTATAAGGTAGTAGAAAAGAAAGAGTATGATGAATTTATAGCTTATGTTTATAAAAAATAGGATAGGGGTAAAATGAAGATAGTAATTGTTGGAGCAGGGAAGGTAGGAGAACTTCTTTGTCGTGATTTATCATTAGAAGGAAATGATATAATTTTAATAGAGCAAGATGCAAAAATACTTGAGAAGATTTTAGCAAATAATGATATTATGGGATTTGTTGGTAGTGGAGTAAGCTATGATGCACAAATGGAAGCAGAAGTTCCAAAAGCTGATGTTTTCATAGCTGTTACTGAAAAAGATGAAATAAATATAATAGCCTCAGTTATAGCTAAAAAACTAGGGGCAAAATATACTATTGCTAGAGTAAGAAGTACAGATTATTCATCTCAACTTAACTTTATGACGGAATCTTTAGGAATAGACTTAGTTATAAATCCAGAGTTGGAAGCAGCAAAAGATATAAAACAAAATATAGATTTCCCAGAAGCATTAAATGTTGAAAATTTCTTAGATGGAAGATTAAAGCTTGTTGAATTCCACATTGATAAGGATTCAATTTTAGATAATGTTTCGCTTTTTGATTTTAAACAAAAATTCTTCCCTAATTTATTAGTTTGTATAATAAAAAGAGGAGATGAGGTAATAATACCTTCAGGAAATACTTTTATCAAAGGTGACGATAGAATTTATATAACAGGAAGTAACAGTGAAATTATAAAATTCCAAGATGCACTTGGAAAAGATAGAAGAAAAATAAAATCAGCCTTTATAATAGGAGCTGGAATAATCACTCATTATTTAGCTGAAGAGCTTTTAAAAGATAAAATAGCAGTGAAAATAGTTGAAATGAATCCTAAAAAGGCAAATAAATTTAGTGAGTATTTACCAAATGCAACTATAATTAATGCTGATGGAAGTAATGAAGAAATTTTAAAAGAAGAAAACTTCCAAAATTATGATTCATGTATATCAATAACAGGTATAGATGAAGTAAATATGTTTATTTCAATTTATGCTAAGAAAATAGGTATAAAGAAAATTATTACTAAATTAAATAAGTTATCTTTTGTTGATATATTGGGAGAAAATAGTTTCCAATCCATAATAACTCCTAAAAAGATAATAGCCGACAACATAGTTAGAGTTGTACGTTCTATTGCAAACAAAAAGAAAAATTTGATAGAAAATTTCTACAGACTTGAAAATAATACAGTTGAAGCAATAGAAATTCTAGTAAATTCTGATAGTAAAATAAATAATATACCATTAAAGGATTTAAAAATTAAGAAAAACCTAATTATAGCATATATAGTTAGAAATAATGTAGCTATCTTCCCTAAAGGTACAGATGTTATAAATGAGGGAGATAGAGTAATAATAATTACAAAGGAAAGTTTCTTCGATGATATTAATAATATAGTTGCAGAATAGAGAGGGAACAATATGAATAAAGTTTCTATAAATAATTTTAGTGAGATAGAAATAGAAATATTAAGAAAACTTAATAAATATGGTAAGGGCTATATAGTTGGAGGAGCTATAAGGGATATATTACTTGGATTAAAACCAAAGGATATAGACTTTACAACAAATCTTCCCTATGAAACTTTAAAAGATTTATTCAGTGAATATAATCCAAAGGAAACAGGTAAGGCTTTTGGAGTTTTAAGGATAAGAGTTAATGAGATAGATTATGAAATTGCTAAGTTTAGAGAAGATAATTATGAAGAAAAAGATGGCTTAAAAATAGTTCCAGAAGATAATAAAGTAGATTTTGTAGATGATATAAAAGAAGACTTAGCAAGAAGAGATTTTTCAATAAATGCTATGGCATATAATGAAGCCGATGGAATAGTAGATTTATATAACGGACAAAAAGATATAGAAAATAAAGTAATAAATTTTGTTGGTAATGCTGAAGAAAGAATAATAGAAGATCCACTTCGTATATTGAGAGCTTTTAGATTTATGTCAAGACTAGGTTTTTCTTTATCTGAAAATACTATTGAAGCAATAAAAAAGCAAAAAGATTTACTTAAAAGTATTCCAGAAGAAAGAATTACTATAGAATTTAGTAAATTATTATTGGGAGAAAATGTAAAAAATACATTAACTGCAATGAAGGATACAGGGGTATTAGAACTTATAATTCCTGAATTTAAAGCTACTTATGATTTTGAACAACATAATCCACATCATAATTTAGATTTATTCAATCATATTATAAGTGTGGTGAGTAAAGTTCCTGCTGATTTAGAATTAAGATACACAGCACTTTTACATGATATAGCAAAGCCACTTGTTCAAACTTTTGATGAAAAAGGAATAGCCCACTATAAAACTCATGAAATAGTTGGAGCTGACATGGCAAGAGATATCTTAACTAGATTAAAATTACCTGTGAAATTAATAGAAACAGTAGAAGATATAATAAAAAAGCATATGGTTTTGTATAGAGATGTCACAGATAAAAAATTTAATAAATTATTATCTGAAATGGGTTATGATAACTTATTAAGACTTATAGAACATTGTAATGCTGATAATAGTTCAAAAAATAATGAGGTTGTAAATCCAGAAAATGATTTACATGAAAGATTAAAAAGAGCAGTTGAAAAGCAAATGCAAGTTACTGTAAATGATTTAGCATTAAATGGAAAAGACTTAATAGATATGGGATTTAAAGGGACTGAAATTGGAAAAATTAAAGGTGAATTATTAGATAAATATTTATCTGAAGAAATTCCAAATGAAAAAGAAGTAATGTTAGCTTATGTAAGAGAAAAATATTTAAAATAAATTTAAAAAATCACACTCAAAAATAAAAGGAGTGTGAATTTTTTATAATTATGGTATAATAGAGTGTTAGAAAAAGTATATATGAAACTACAGTAAAATCGTATATTATAAAAAATTGTGGTGTTTAATGTGGTGTATATCTAAAATTATTTTTAATTATTTTTGAAAGTTTTAAATAACAAAAAAGCAGGAAATTAATCCTGCTCTTTTTTGATTCTTACTTATTGTATTCTTTTTCTAATTCTAGCATATCCTCGAAACTTATTGTTTCTGAAAGTTCTGCATAGTTGCTGAAATCTTCCCTTACTGCTTTATCTCCACAGTCTACAGAACCTTTAAATCCTTCTTTTAGCATTTCTTCGCTAACCTTTCTCCATTCTGCATAAATTCCTTTTAAGTTTTTCATAATTTTTTCCTCCTTAAATTTTTTTAGATCTTTTTGATCTTTCTTTCTATGTATATAATATAACATATTGTTAACAATATGTCAATACTTTTTTTTATTTTTTTAATTTTTTTTAAAAACTTTTTAAAACTTCGCTTGTAGTTCTAATAAATTCATCATTTACATAAGCAAAATTTAATATTACTAGTTCATCTAAATATTTTTTATAAGTAGATTCAAGAAAGAATCTTTTTAATTCTTGCTCTGTTAAGCAATTAGCATTTTCTTTAAGATATGCCATATAGCAACCCCACATTGTGTTTGGCTCAATTACAACATCCTTTTTTAAAGCTATTAAATATACATCTACTCCATTATCCTTTACTGCAAACCATCCAGTACCTAATTTTTCAAAACCTTCCATACTTTTAACCCCCTCGATTTTTATATCTATTAATTTTTTTATTTCTTGCAACTCTTCTAAATTTGCTACCTCATTTACAAATTTTAGACATCTACTTTTTAAGCGGCTTCTATCCGCTCTTACACCAGCAACTACATTTTTTTCTAAATATCTTTTTGTTGCAGCTGTCTGGCTAGCTTGTTCTTTATAACCTTTTCTCTTTTTTTCTTCTTTCATTTTTCTCCTTTTTTTGTTATAATTTATATAGATCTCCTAAAAAAATTTAGAGGATCTTTCTTTCTATAAGAGTTGGGATACACTCCCAACTCTTTTTAAATGAATCTAGTATGATCATTTTTATTTTCTTCTAAAAAGCTCTTTACTTCTTCTAACTTGTTAAAACTTCCAGCGACTGCTCTGTTTTGTGGATAAAGTAATTTGTATTTAGCTTTATCTCCAGCATGTAATGCATAGTTGATTAAGATGTACCCTCTTTCACTAGCTTCTTTTCTTAAATTTTCTAATCTTGTCATTTTCATCACTCCTTAAATTTTTTTAGATCTTTTTGATCTTTCTTTCTATACACATATAATATCATATTGTTAACAATATGTCAATACTTTTTTTAAATATTTTTTAAATATTTTTTTACTATAGATAAAATCATATTTTCAAGCAATAAAAAAAGAGGGGCAGGATTAAATCCTACCCCATTATTTTATGAATTTTCTAATCTCTTCCACATCTTTTTTTAATTCTGTCTGCTCTTCTCGCATTAGCTTCAACTCATTGACTATCTCTTTCATTGTATTTCTGTACATTTCAAATGTTTTACTATCTTTCCAAAGAAAATATAATAATATAGATCCTGCAAGTCCGTAATCTTTTAGAGCAGTTATTATAACTTTGAAAACTTCTTCTAACATAGATACCACCTGCTTTTTAATCATTTTTTCTAAAATGACTAGCACCAAATATTCTAACCATTCTATACATAAACTGTCTCTTTATAGCACCCACTCCGCATTCTTTCATAATTTCTAAGAATATTTTGTCAGCTTCTGCTCTTGTAATGTCTATATTACAATTTTTAGAGTACAACCAATCATGTATAACTGCGGCTTTTCCATGTTTTCCATAAGTGTTTATAATGTTTCTAAAGATTTTTGGTACACTAGCATAGTCAGTTTTAAAGCCATTTGGCACAACTATAGTCCCTATCGATGTTTCATATGCATAGTCCTCAAAAACTTCCCAATACTTGTCATCGATTAAAGATGTCTTTAATTTAGATAATTCCATAGTTTTAACCTCCTATTATACATCGAATTTTTTATTTTCCCATTTTTTATAAGCATCCAAATATAATTCTTTCTTATCACCGTTATAAGTTAATTCATAGTACATTCCATCACTTACATTTGTAGATAATAATGCTTTTGCATTTTGTAGAGTTTTGCAATACCAAACAACAAATACATCATCTTTTGTTATTTTTGTATTATCTGTTTTCTCTACTCTCTCATTAAAATAATCAACCACTTTTTCCTTACATAAATCTTGAAAATTACTAAAATTCATAATTATCTCTCCTTTCAAAAAAAATTAAATATTATCTTTTATAAATTTTACAAATAATGCTACAACATCAGAAATGATAGAAAATTTGAGACTTTCATCTAAGTTACTTCCAAAAAAAGGCTCTAAAAGTATGTAAGTGTCTTTGCTTCTACAAATTCCATAAGCTCCTCTTTCTTTACTGTCCTTAACTTCAATTAAACCTCGATTTCCCCTTATTTTGCTACCAAAAACATTTTGTAATCTAGCCATAAAATCTGTAGCCAATGCTTTTGCTTTATTATTTTTGTAAAAGACTAAGCACTCACAACCTTCAGCATTTCTGTTTGTAGAGCTATTAAAATGTAGCTCTAAACAAAATTTATAATCTTGACTGTTCAATTCTTCCAATACTTCAAACATTTCTCTTGTATAATACATATTAGGCTGTCTTTCATAAACATCGATAAGTTCCGGGATAGCACCTTTAATTTTAGATGCAACATCTCTCCAGTAACTCCATTCATTGCCAACTATAGACGAGTAAGCCCCTTGGCTTCTTTTGTTGTGCCCGATTATTATTGCAACTTTTCCCATTTTATCCTCCTTAGATATAAAATTCTACATTTTTATATCTAAAATTTAAAAATCTACTACTTAATTTATAAAAATAGCTAAAATTCACTTTTTGAATCTTTCTCTAAAAAAAACGACCTCATGAGAGGCTTTATAAACGATTTAAAAAGAGGTAGCTATATAATAGTACCTCTTTCATTTTAAATTAGCTTGTAGCAAGTTTTGTATGTATTTCTTTTCTTTTTGCCTCAAATTCGGCTTTTGAAAGGTCTTTAGGATTTACTTTAGTTTTAAAATAATTTTCTGTGTCATAGACTGACTGAGTAAAAGTTTTACCATAGCTAGCTAATATTAATGATTTTTCTAAATCCAATTTTAAACCGAAATTATCTTCAAAATACCAAGTTATAGGCTTTTCTTTTCCATAAATAATTTTTTCTGCTAACATAATAGTTATATTTGAAGCTAATGATGTTATATCTTTATCACGACATCTTTGTCTATGTTCTTTCCCATCCACTTTATAATCAAACCCATATGCTAAAGCCTCTGCTTTTAAATCATCTATTAGAGCACAATAATCATCAAATTCCTTTTGATTATCCAATATCCATAAAGATTTATCTTTGTCCCAATACATGTACTTTTGATTTCCAGCTGGTTTAGGTACTATTATTAGTTTCTTATCTTTTATAAACTCTCCATCATCAAGCTGCACAGGTATATTTGCTCTTACTTTTTCTTCTTTGCTCATTTCTCTCAATATATCATCTTTAAAGATTGGATATTGATAAGAAACATCAGTAATTATCATATCTTGAGAGTATCCATTAAAATATGATAAAGGCGATTTTAATACATCTTCTAAACTCTCTGCATAAACAGAAAAGATTAATTTTTCTTTCTTGTAAAAGTTTATTGTTTTCATTTTTTTCTCCTTTCAAAATGTTAATAGATTTTCAAATTTATTCAGATTTTTATAAATAAAAATGTACTTTTAAGAGTTTTTTATATAAAATTCTTAGATTTTATATTTAAGAAAATCTATAAAAATAAGTTCAAAGTTACAAAATTTATTCTAAATTTCTTTATAAATTTGAAAATCTCCACACTTTTCTACTAAAAAATACCTAATTTTTTCCTTGCTACTATAAGAGTATTTCTTATTTCTGTAGCACTTGTTTTTTGAATGTAGTGTTTACTTGTAACACCACTGCTGGAATGATTAGCATAGCTTGAAGCTAATCCTAGCCCAGCTAAATTATTTATTAAATTAATGCTAGTTTTTCTAAGAGTATGAGGATATAGATCCTCTATTCCTAAAATTTTTCCTAGCTTTTTTATTCTATTTCTAATTGCCCCTTGTGTCATTTGTTTATATGTATTCTTATATTTTGTAATAAAAAGCCATTCACTTTTTATTCCTTTATTTTCTCTGTACTCTAACCATTCTTTTATTAAATCTTTGCATTTTTGGAAAAAGAAAGCATTTACTATATAGCCCTCTTTTTCTTTAACATCTGTAAAATACCCATTTTCTAAATCTAATTGGCTTAATTTTAAACTTTGAATTGCTGATATCCTGCATGCACTATCTAAAAATAGCTCCCAAAGTATCCTATCCTGTAAGTCATACTTTTTAGCTTCTACCTGCATATAAAGCCTAACTGTTAATATTTGTTCTGTTGTTAAAAAATAACTTTTTCTAATTTTATCTTTTTCTGTAAATCTTAACTTATCTAATTTACTGTCGAAAGGATGATACTTAATTTTATTTCTTCTAACACACCAGGCATAAAACGTAGATATAGACGTAGTTTTATTCATTAGTGTCCTTTTAGAATTTCCTAAGTTTCTACAATAATTTCTATAACTTTCTATTATTGTTGGCATTTCTAAAAGTGTATCCTTACTAAGAAGTAATCTATTTTTATAAGCTTTTTGAAACCATACTAGGAACAACTTAAAATTATTACAGTAAGTTTTGTAAGTCGTATTCCAAGTATCCCAGTTGCTACTTTTGCAACTATTTAAATACTCTAAATACACATCCACATTTTCTTTTTTTAAATTTTCTAAAACTGTTAATTGCATAACTAAACCTCCTAATTTTGATAGGTTTATTATACATTCTTAAAATTGGAAAATCTAAACACATCTAAAGAAGATAAAAGTAAAATAACTTTTATTGCAATAAATAACAAAAATCTAAACGATATAACAGAACCAGGATTTTATGTATCTGCAAGTTGGGATAATAATTTTAGTAATTTGCCGTCTGAAATAGACAAGCCATCATCAAAAGCATTTTATCTAGTTGTATTTTCTGTTGGTGGAGGAACTTACTGCCAACAAGTGCTTTATAGTTTTAAAGGTTTAATCTACTATAGAGCCGTTGTTGGTTTTGGGAATAATTTTACAGCTTGGAAAAGAATTATTTTAAGTTAAACTAGAATACTGTTCTAAGAAATATAAGTTTCCTCCATTATTTAAAACTGTTAAAGTCTTGTTTGTCGCATTATATCTAATTTCTATCCCATTAAATCTCAAAATATCATTATTTGATTGAAATATATTTCTAAATAAAAAACACATTCTTTCTTTTCCAGATTGAACAGCTGTTCCAACACCTATTCCAAAAAAATACCAATCTTCATCTATAGGAATAGATGTAGTTCCGTTAGGAATCAAATACCCACCATTATAAAAAAGTAATTTTGTTTTTCTTGTTAGATTTTCCAATCTATCCAAAAGCGAGTTATTGTCTAAAGGGATAAAATTAGCAACATTAGCCGACACATCTGAATTCTGATTTAAACACTTGTACATTTTTCTTGTATTTCTGTCGTAATAGATATAGTTAATATCCTTAACTCCAGCTGTTTGAATGTCTCCTCCATAACCTACACATCCAGCTAATCTAGCTAACATAATTCCTTCTAATGCTTTTCCTTCCTCCGTACCAAATTGTACAATTCCTGCTTTCTCTCTTGTTGCTCCTTCTTGAATTTTTGTAACTGCGGTATTTAATTTTTCAGTTTCCTTATCAATCAACTCTGCATTGTGGTTAAAATTTTCTACATTGTAATACTCATTTCCTTGCGGTTTCATCAATCTTAGATATTTTGTATATTCTGACATTTCTATCTCCTTCCATCATAAATTTCTTGATTTTTAATACTCTTCAAGTCATCGTTTTTTAATAAGTTTAACTCATTGTGTTTGTGGTATTTTCCTACTACATCTGCATCCTCATATAGTCTTGCATCATATAAATCTTTGTGTGTTTTAGTCTTTAAATTATTATGTATTAAATATGCAACTTGATTATGTGTGTTATATCTAAATTCTACACTAAAATTTAAATGGGCAGGTTTTATTACATTTATAACAGCTTTAAAGTTTTCTAAATTTTGTGGGATCCCAACTATAGATGTAAATTTAATTTTAAAACTATAATTAGCATTATCCTCTATAACTTCGATTTCTCCATCTGTGTAAGCTTTTGCCACTCTAGCAATCATTTCTTTTGTAGTAGTTCCATAACTTCTTAACTTAGATATAAGATTTTCCCTGCGTTCTTGGATATTACTAGTTTTATCTCCCACATTTAAACCAAAGATTTTTTCCCATATTGGTAAACTCCAAGTAGCTGTATATATAAAAAATTGGTCTAGTACATCTTTAGAAATACTATCTATAACTTCCAACTCATCATTTATAACTTTTTGCAGTGTTTCAATTTCTAAAATTCCTCTGTAATATTTTGGCATATGCCTTAAAAGTCTCTTATTATCCACTATACCACCTCTTTTGTTAGAGTAATTGTAGATAATTTCGGAATTTCTTCTGCTGTTAATTGCACATTTATAGATTTATTATTTAAAAGTAAATTGTCGTAATCGACTACTCCTTGCACATTTAAGATAATATTTCCGATTTGTGCATAACTAACATAGTCTTGTTTAAATCCAACTTTTCTAAAATATTCTTTAATATTATATTTTATCTCTGTTTCAATTTCATCAAACTTTACATTTTTAGAAATTTTAATCTTTCCATTTAAAGTTATAGCTTTCCCAACAGCACTATTTACTGTAACTGTAGCCCCAATTGGTCTTACCTCTTCGAGATAATCTCTAACTCTTTTTAGTAAAGTTGCATCTGCTTCTCCAATATCCGAATTTACCACCACTACTTTAACTGTCCCATTTCCGTTCCACAAAGGAAAAACTTTAACTCCACCAACACCCTCAACTTCCATAGCCCACTTTTTATAATGATAGATATTTCCACTAGTTACTGGCTCTCTTACTTTAAAGTAATATCTTTCTCTCAATTCATCATCAGTTTCTCCATCATAACCATCTACAGTTTCTTTTAAGTTATTAACTTCGTTTAAATTCGGAATTGTGATAGGAAATTTATTTATAGTATTTTTTGGTAAATTATATAATTTACCAGTGTTTTCACTCTCTATCGGTACTCCTACACTTCCAGATGCTCCAATTACTTTTTCTTCTGTAGTTATATAGATATACGTATCACTAGCAACCTTTGTCCCTACCTCTATTACAGTGTTTGGTGTTCCTTTTATGATAACAGTACCTTTAGATTTTGTAGCTTGTTTTCTATATACTCCAACCTCTTTTGTAATATTATCTAAATACTCACCTTGTGCAGTTTCTGCAAAAGAGTTTAAAAATATGTAGTCTAGTACTTTTCTAAGCTCTTCAAATTCTATTGCGACTGGAGCTAGATTATCGTAAAATAGCCCTCCCTCGCCTTTATCGTACTCTTCATTCACATTAGAAAGCATATCTCTTAAAATTTCTTTCCATTTTTTCTTTATAATCATAGATAGCCCTCCCATTCAAATACTTTAAAATTTTGTAACACCACATCAAATCTAGTTTTTAATGTGTGTCTATCTAAATTAATTTCTATATTTTTAATTTCTCTTATCTGTTTATTTTTTGCTACAGTTTCTATTAACTCTCTTTCAAATTCGCTGTAAAGTACTGGAGTTGGAAACCTTTTACCTAACAACATAGCTTTATATCTCATTCCATATTGATTTAATCCGTTTTCTTTGTAGATATTCCATTTAAATTTTTCTGTTAATAAAACTTTT